CGGCGCATGGCCGATCTGCTGCTGGCCTGTGAGAACGCGGCCGACCATCTGACGCATTTCTACCTGTTCTTCATGCCCGACTTCGCCCGCGCCGGCTATGGCGGGCGGGCCTGGTTCGGCGAGGCGGCGCGTCGCTTCACCGCCATGACCGGCGAGGCGACCCGCGCCGCCGCCGCCGCCCGGGTCCGCCTGCTGCATCTGATGGGCATTTTCGCCGGTCGCTGGCCGCACAGCCTGGCGGTACAGCCGGGCGGGGTCTCCAAGGCGATGGACAAGGGCGAACGCCTGCGGGCCTTCGCGGTGCTCGACGAATTCCGCGGCTTTCTCGAGCAGCGGACGTTCGGCGACAGCCTGGAGAGCGTCGCCGCCTGGGACAGGCTGCCGGCTGGGTCAGGATCCGATGTCGGGCTGTTCCTGTCGATCGCCGGCGACCTGGACCTCGGACAATGGGGCAGGGGGCCGCCCCGCTTCGTCCGTCTTGGTGCCGGGTCAGATGCCGGTTTGGCGGACCTGACGGAGGATCTCAGCCATTCCTGGCTGCTGGGCGACAGTCGGCATCCGGCGGACGGCATCACCGAACCCGATGCCGACAAGGCCGACGGCTACAGCTGGTGCAAGGCGCCGCGCCTGGCCGGCGAGAGCGGCGAAACCGGCGCCCTGGCCCGGCAATTGGCGGCCGGCCAGCCGTTGCTGGCCGAACTGACCGCCGCCGCCGGCGGGCGCGGCACGGTGCTGAGCCGGGTGGTGGCGCGGCTGGTCGAACTGGCGCGGCTGGTGCTGGAGATGGAAGGCCTGCTGCGGGATCTCGGCGAGGCGGGGCCCTACTGCCTGAGTCTCGATCCGCCGACGCGGGCGACCGGCGTCGGACTGGTGGAGGCGGCGCGCGGCAGCCTCGGGCATTGGCTGTCCATCGAACAGGGGCGTATCGCCCGCTATCAGGTGGTGGCGCCGACCACCTGGAATTTCTCGCCGCGCGACGCCACCGGCAATCCTGGACCGCTGGAGGAGGCGCTGGTCGGCGTACCGGTGGCCGAAGGCGACGACCAGCCGTTGCTGGTCAGCCATATCGTGCGTTCCTTCGATCCCTGCATGAACTGCACAGTGCATTGAAAAAATATTGTTCATTTTCAATGATTTAATTAAGTCACATCACTATTTTATCACTATTCACTCACTAGCCCGTGCTATTTCGTTCTCACCTCAACCCATTCGGTGCCGCGAGAATCGCGATAGAGGGCGGTCATATCTGCCGTCTTATGGCCGAGCAGCGCCTGGGCGTTGACGCCCTCTTTGTCGTAAAGCCGTGCTGACAGCGACCTGATTTCGTGAAAGGTCGGCGGCTCGCCGGGCCAGCTGCGCCCGGTCTTGTCGCGCGCCGCAGAAAACCAGTTCGATATGGTCTGCAGGCGCAGCTTATCGCCGGGTTTGGCGCGGCCGGCGAATGACGAATGATGGATCAGGAACCGCGACAGCACATTGTCTCGGCACCTGGCCACCACTTCTCCCACCGACCAATTGACGGCCTGAAGGCGCAGATCGAGCGGAATGCAGACCCGGGATCCGGTCTTACCTTGCTCGATCCATAACTTGCTGTCGCGGATCGACCGCATCCCCATGGCGGCAATGTCTTCGCGGCGCTGGCCGGTGACCAGCGCCAGCTCCATTGCCCTGGCGAGCCATGGAGCATATTCGGCAACCGCAACGGCATGGATCGCGTGGAAATCATCCAGGGACAGCCTGGCCCGCTTCACCTCGACAGACGGCGCCCTGGTCTGGTCGGCCGGGTTGAAGGTCAACCAACCCTTGGCCTGGGCGCAGCGAAAAAAATCTACCAGCATCGACCGCACGGCCTGGGCCATCCGAGCCTTCCCGGTTTTTTCCCATTGTTCCAGAAAATCAGCGACATCCCGGGTCGTTACATCCGCCAGGCGCAGACTTCCCCACTCAGAGCGCACGCGGACAAGGCGCTGTTTGACGCCCGCTTTGGTGTCATCGGCGATCTTCCTGCTGTTGACGATCTCCTGATACCGGTCGCACCACGCTCCGACGCTATCGTCTGGGCCAGTTGTGATGCGGTCTGTCAGGCTCCTGGTCGATTTTGTCAGCCTGATTTCCTGGTTAGCCTCGATAGCTTGCTGAATCGCTTCGCGGCGGTCTTTGCCGAGCCCGTATTCCTTTCGTGTTTCCGGATGACGCCAGCAGAAATAACCATTCCGCTCATAGAGATTGGAAGGCAGATCTCTGGTCATCCGGCTACGCCTTCGCCCCATCGGCTCGCACCCTGTCAATGAGCCGCTGCGAGCGCCTGGGGGATTCCGGCGCCGGCGGCGGTTCATTCGGATCAGCATAGCGTGCATCCGCCTGAACGAAATAGGCCCTGCCATGTTTTTTTGGCGCCGGCCAAATCCGGCATTCACGGGCCCAGCGCCGCAAAGTCACCATCGCCGGGGGATGATTTCCATAGACCTCGCTAGCCCATTCATCGAGCGTGAGAAGTTTAGCCGCCATCACCCCCACCCTTCCTTGCGATCCTCGGCCGCCGCGACCTTGGCCTTCTCGGCCTCATAGGCGGCGATGGCGCCAACAATCGCGCTGTAGGTATCTCCGGTCCGTCCATAGGCTTCGTGGAAGCCCCGGCAAGCAGCATCGATGGCGCGGTCGTCGGTCATTTCCCCTCCAGCAACGCCTCAACGGCGACTTCAATCATTGCGCCACGATCCCACGGATCATTCTCGCAGGCGATCTTGTGCAGAGCGGAACGGAGGCGCTCTATCTCGTCATTCAGAACGGCTATGGTCTGGGCGCAGGATTCGCGATGGCAGTGGTCAAGCTTCATCAGAACCTCCTGGAGCTGCCGTCATCCTGACTTGAAGCTTTCCAATTCGATCAATCAACCGCCCCCTTACCAACAGCGGCAGGGCAATCTTCTCTTCAAGAGCTTCACGGCGTTTTGTGTGCCCCTTTGGGATATGACCGTGGTACGCCCGTTCGTGTATAACGACCGTGTCGATGATCCCTATTGCGGTTTCCAGGCCATCTATATATCCGCGCAGCCTGCCGCGTTGCTCGTCGTTTAACTGGGTCATGACTTCGAACCCTTTACCCATTTCATGTGAATGACGATCCCGGTCAGAATGCCGAGCGAGAACAGCAGGACTTCCATTATGTATCCCTCCCGGCGACCCGGCTCTTGAGCCAATCTTCGCACTGCAGGTCGTCCATCGCGCCCAGGACCTTGCCGTCTGCAAGACGAATGATCTCGCGCTTCCCGTAAATCGCTGACGGCCGGTGTTCAAACCCGTTGCGGGATAAATTCTCGGACAGCGACAAAGCTGGGTCATAGTTTGGAACCATCATTTGATCCCCGCCGGCGTCGCATGTTTTGGCGCCCGTGGCAGCTGGTATCCCGCGGCTGTCAGGTAGCTCCGCATGGTCGTGTAGGCGACGCTGTATTGGTCGGCCAGGCGCATGATCCCGGGGATCGTCGGATCGGCCTCGTAAGCCGCGATGATCGCCGCACGGCGCTTCTCGCCCTTGATCGCCTGCTTGGTGTTGTGGCGTCCGGCATTCCAGGCCTTACGCTTTTCAAATTCGTCGGCGACCACTAGGGCTGCGTCTTGGCAAGCCGGAATTCCACCCTGCAGCGGGAGTAATGCGACCGTCGGGCAACGCTTTATCTGGCCACCACGGGCTAAAAATTCGGCTATCGCATCCATGTTCATGCCAAACCCCTTTCGAAGACGACTTTGGTAAGGTCCCTTCCAAACCAAAGCCCTCGCAGCTTTCCGGCCCGGCAGATCTGTTCGCGCTGGGCCCGGCTACCGACGTGCCGGTAAAGGCCTAGATAGCTGTTGCAGCAGACGGCTAGGTCGCCGATCGGCGCGGCCATGACGCGGCGGACGGCATTCCGGTGGGTCTTCGCCCGGCCGGACCGGCGATGCGGCCGCAGGACGTGGCCGACGAAATCGACGCCCTTTTCGACCGGTGCGACGAAAGTCTTGCTCTCGGCGAGTTGCATGCCGATGCCGGCCAGGTGCTCGCGGATCGCGTCGGCGGCACCCAGCAGCACCTTTGGCTCCGAGTGAACGATGACCATGTCGTCGACATAGCGGACGTAATGCCGCATCCCCAGCTGGCGCTTAATCTTCTGGTCGAGGGGGTCGAGCAGAACATTGGCGAAGAACTGGCTCGACAGATTGCCGATTGGCAGCCCGACGCCTGGCGCGGCGTTGAACAGGCTCTTGTAGTCGGGAACCAGCGCCATGTCCGCCGGGGGACTACGGACGATGGCGCCCTTGCGGATGTCCTGGAAGACCAGCTTCCGGCACAGGTCGAGCATGGTGTCATCGCGGACCCGGCGGCCGAGCAGGGCGAACAGCGCATCATGCCGGATGGAGCCGAAGAAAGACTGGATGTCGGCTTTCAGATAGAAGTCCGGCTTCGACCAGTTCTCGGTGGCGCTGCGCAGATGGTCATTCAGCCGGTTGGCGGCATAGAGGGTCCCGCGGCCTTTGATGCTGGCGCAGCAGTCGGCGATGAAGGATCGCTCGAACAGCGGGCCGATGGCGCGATAGACCAGGTGATGGACGATGCGGTCTCGGAACTCGGCCGCCCAGACCTCACGCGGCTTGGGGTGTTTGACCACAAAGACCGAGGCCGGCGACGTCTCCCAGCGTCCGGTGCGCAGTTCCTCGAAGAGGTCCATCAGGTTCTCTTCCAGGTGGACCTCGAAAGCCCTGGCCGCCGAAGTATTTCTCTTCCTGAGACGGCAGTCGTAATAGGCTTCGAAAAGTTGCGCCACGGTGATTTCGGTGCGATGCGGGTTCGTCATTTGCGGACCGCCCGGACCCGGTTGTCGTTGTCCTTGTCGTCGTTGTTCTGGTTGCCGTCTTCGAAATTCTGGTTCCAGGCGTTGTTGGAATCGTACTCGGTGACGTCGGGGGTATACACGTCAGGCCGACGATTGCCCGAGGCATCGACGACGGCCAAACTGCGCAGGGACGCGCGGGGAGCAGGCCGCCGTATCCGGAAAGCGCGTGGAGCGACCGCAAAGGCCGCTACCCCGACCAAATGAGCATAGGCCCGAAGGCCTTGACCTTCGGACATCAAGCCCTTCTCGCGTAATTAAGCCAGCCGGACATCTGTTTGCCGACTGCCGTTGTCAAAACCACCGTGGCGCCGAAGTGTCCCGCCGAGATCAGACCAAGATCCTTCGAAAGCCGCAGCATCAGCTGCAGCGTTTCCAGATGCTCGCGCAGCTGCTCGAGGATTGGGATCTTTGCTGAGGTGCAATTTGCGCGGAAGATGTGTGTCACCACCGCCTGCGCCTCACCAAAAATGTCCCTGGCCAGTCCCTGCCGATAGCCGCGGGGAAACTGCTGGGTCAGCTTTGAGAGCAGCACCAGCAGATCATAGGCCTCGCGGTAAATCGGAAGATCAGTGGCCTTGGCCATACAAAACCTCGTCGGGCATCCCCGCCCGTAAAACGGGCGGGAAATAGTTAAAGGGTTAAATCAAGATTTTGCGGACCGCCCGGACCCGGTTGCCGAAGACCTTGTCGTCGTTGAACTGGTAGCCGCCTACGAAATGCTGGTACCAGGCGTAGAAGGAATCGTACTCGGTCGAGCTCCAATACCAGCGCTCGTCGTAGGCCTCCGGAGAACCTTTCTGGAACGCCTGTATTGGGGTGTGGTTCGGCCCGAGATTGGCCCAGATCGCCGCCTGCTCGGCAGAGGCCGGCATGTGCCAGTCTTCATATCCGCCGATCTTGAGCCCCCGGCAGAACTGCGCCGCCGGGTGCTTGTTGTCGTCCATGTGTTCGCTGTTGGAGAAGCCGTCGATATAGGAATCGGTGCCCTTGGTCTTGATGTAGGAGGTCTTCCATTTGACATCCTCCTTCTGGCCTTCGGCCTTCGGGGCGACGATCAGGGCGAACTGGCGGCCTTCGGGCGCCGGCATCAGGGCGGCGAGATAGCCGCCGCCGAACGCTTCGCCGATCGCCGGCAGGGCCTTGGCGTCGACCAACTTTTCAGCAAGATTCGATTGCATGGGTGCTTTCTCCTGTGGTGGTGGAAAGGGGAGGTGTCCAGTTCCAGAAGCCTTGATGTCCTTTGGCCGGGATAGGTTTCGGAAACGGTTGGATGTCTTCGAGCAACCACGCCCAGCGGCCCGGACTGAAGTCGCCGAAGGGGTCAATCGGAATAGTGACGGGGTCATCGCCGCGGGAGATCGCCTTCACGACCTCGACCTGGCCGGGGCTGACTTCGTCACCGCATTGATAAGCAGCGGCCAAGATCGCTGTGCAGACGACGGCGCCAAGCGGCAGGCCTATCCCAGACCACCAGCCCTTCAGTAATTCAAAGGCGCCTACGTCTGCCAGGAGGGTAAAGGGATCGTTCATCAGGTCCGCGATCTCTTGCAGGCGCGGGGTCCGAGCAGCGGCATGTATTGCAATAGGCTGCCTGATCAACGACGCCGGGGGCGCCCAGGACCGCGTTTCGAAGGGCTTCGCCTCGATGGCAATCAGGCTTGCCCAGGGTTGATGTAAGGAAATGGCGCGCATGGGCGCCTACTGAATTTTAGTCAAAGAGAAGGGAGCGACCCCCTGCGAAGCCCGTCGAGAGACCTGATGGATAACCATTTCGCGGGTCTGGCGCTCGACGTCACGGATCATCCTGCGCCGGTATTGATGGTCGCTGACGCCGGCGAACACCTGAGCCATCGCTTCCGCCATCTTAAAAACGATCTCGTTTATCGTCTGGCCCAGCGCGATATGCTCGTCGACCAATTGCGCGATCTCGCAGTGAAGACATCTGGGCTCATCCATGTCCGGTGTCTCCAGTCCCCATTGCCTGGACGATCATCATCGCCAGGGCGATGACCTCAGCCTCATATCTCTGACCAAGGCTATCCACCGTCAGAACCTCTTCCCCGACAGAGTCGAGAATGGTTCCCGTATCGGCACAAAGGCGCCATGGGCGAGGAAAACGAATGAATACCTCTTCATCGGCCATCGGTTTCATTCGGCGGCCTCCTCTGTGGTCTCCTCGTCTATTTCCTCGAACGGGATTTCGAGCGCCTGGCAGACAAACTGAATGGCCGCCCCAAAGTCCGGGATTACATCGAGATCCCCAGGGTCGCCGACGTCCATGTCAAAGACGTCGGCAATCAGCTGCAGCGGGTTCACGTAAAGCTCCTCCGGGTCAAACCGGGCGGAGTTGTCGATAGGATCGGTTCCGCGCCCCAAAAGCGCATTGATCGCCTGGGTCAGCGCCATGCGGACTTCGATGAAATGAACGGGAGGTTTGCGAGCGAAAGACTCTCGCCAGGATCGGCAGCAGTTCGTGAATTTGGATTCCCGGGTTTTTCCGACGGGTTCTCCGACATCCCTTGCGACTTGCTCTGGCTGCTGGTCCTCGCAAGAAATCTTCGACCTGGCGGCGGCCGTGGGCCTCCTCATCCATTCGGTAACGTCTTTCGCCTCACCAAAGCGCAGCGAAGGCACCACGAAATCCCGATCAGCCATTTGGGCAATGTAGGTCTTCAACTCGCCGACCTTCATCGTCTTCAGATCGCCCTCGACGGAAGCAGCCTTGGCGATGTCCAGCAGCGTATCGCGCCTCAGACCCTCAAGGTCCTCCGGCTTGATTCTGAGGTCGGTTTCCGTCTCCTTTCCCACCAGGCCAAGGCTACTGGCGACGGCCAGGGCAGCGGAATTGTCCCCTAGGGACGGCGAAAAGTCGCTGAAGGTCCCAACTCTCAGAGCGACGAGGCTGGAAAACAGACGATGAAGCTGTCGTTCCTCCAAAGCATCAATTGCCTGCCAAGTGCCTGCCGCGTTGATATTCCAACTCGAGGCATAAAAGCCCCTCTGGCCAAAATTCAGCGTTGTACCGGCGCCTTCGGATAGGTCAGGAATGAGTTTTTCCAGGAAGGCATCGACGACCGGCGATCGCGTGAGGTTGTTGTTGTCGATCGGCATCGGATCGATTTTCACCACCGAATGGCTGCCCAATAGGGCAAGGCAAACGAGCTTCATGGCCATGTGGGAATCGGCAGCGACAACGGATTGCATCGCCGCCGTCTTCCTCGCATGGGCATAGGCGTTGTGCGCCCGGGTGCTCGGCTCGGTCTCGGCCGGTGTCGGCGCCGCCGAAGCCGAATTCACTGTTGCGGCTGGAACCAGGTCGCGCTGGCGAACCAGATCAACAACGACCTTACCCTCGCCGCGCTCGTCGATGACGATGGCCGCGCCGGCTTTCAGATGACCCGGTTCGATGGCATAGTCCCATCGCTGAAAGTGTTTTCCCTTGGTTCCATCGAAGACTTCGACCCAGGAATATGTGGCATTGAGCTCGATGAGCTTCTTTTCAATGCCTTTGTCCTGCAGAACCTTGAAGGCGGCGCTGTCCGCGAAATACCGGATCCCCGGTTTGTCGTCGTCCTCAATCCATTCCCCCTTGTAGAGGGAGCTTTCGAACAGCGCTGCCGATTCCGGAATTCGTGTCCTCAAGATTGAATTCTTCAATTGGTTTGTGGTCTGGAAATATCCCTGGCGCATCTCCTCGACGGTGCCATTCTGCTTCGATTTGGGGCAGTAAGCCGCCAGGACGTTAGCCGCCTCGACCGAGATCGTTCCGTTTGCCAATGCCTCGCGCACCTGTGGCGTGAGATCCCGGACCAGGCGCAAGCGCTTCTGAACGGTCCTGGCGGTCAATCCAACAATGTTACCGATTTCCAGTGGCGTCGCGCCTTGCTCGACCAGCTGGGCAAACGCCTCGGCCTCCTCGATCGGCGTCATATCCCGTCGCGCGATGTTCTCGGTCAGCGCCAACTCAAGCAATTTGCGATCGTCGCAAGGATTGATCACTCGTACCGGCAGGCGGTAAGACCCGTCGACCTCTCCCCGCTCGATCAGCATCGCTACGGCCCGCCAGCGGCGTTCTCCAGCAATGATTTCGAAGTCCTCGGCGGCAGCGCCGGCCAAAGCCCGATTTCCGTCCTGATTGGCATGGCGCACCAGAAGCGGCAGCAGAACGCCATCTGTGGCGATGGACGCCGCCAGGTCCTGCAGCGTGTCCGGGTCAAAGCTCTTGCGAGGGTTCAGCGGCGAGGGATAAAGAGCCGAATGCGCGGCGGAATCCAGCGCCTCGGAGGGCGACGCCTTCGCCGCAACGATCCTGGATATAGTGCTGACGTTTACGCCATATTCGGCGGCCAAAGCGGTAATGGTCAATGCCGGGTCAGCCTCTTTGCGCGCTCTGATCTCGGCCGCCTGGCCGTCGGTCACTTTCTGCTTCGGCGCCATGGAAATGTCCTCAATAGTGGCGAACGGCGTTCGCGGGTTGGATCATCGTGGGTCAGCGTTGGTGCAAGACACTCTGCAGCCGGCGAAGTCGCCCGGGCTGACGATATCCGCCCGATCCAGATCGACGCCTTCATCCAGGAGATCGGCGATCCACCGCAGCTCCGCGGCCACGGCAGCCGGACCGCAGTGTTTTGCGGCGCGCATCGCCTGCTTCAACAAGACGTTAAGCGGGACGGGAAATGGCGTAGATCGGGGGTCAAAAAAGGTCATGCCAGGCTCCAACGACCAACCACCCTGGCGGCAAGCTTTTTCAGACTGGGAGACGCATTGCGATCCCAAAGGATATCCCGGGCTTCGATAACACGAGCCTGGACATACTCCTGCGGGATCGTCACCGCCGACATCGGGCGGTGTTCAATAAAAGCCCAAGAAGCACCAATGGCGACGTCTCTCGCCGGCCGGGATTCACTGCGATTGTTTACCGTGCTTTCGCTGCCCAACATTGACATTCTCCCACCCGGCCCGCGAAACGGGCCGGAAATTGACAAATGGTTAAATGAGGACTTTGCGGACCGCCCGGACCCGGCCGTCGAAGACCTTGCCGCCGTAGAACTGGTAGCCGACTCCGAAATATTGGCGCCAGGCGCCGTAGGAATCGAACTCGGTCGAAGACCAGTACCAGCGCTCATCGAAAGCTTCGGGCTGATCGCATTTAAAGGAGGAGGCGGCGGTCACATTCGGCCCGAGAGCGCGATAGACCATGTAAAGCTCATCCTTGGTCGGAGCCCGCCAGTCGTCGAACCCGCCGGCGCGAACCGCGGCGCAGCGCTCGATCGCCGTCTTCCAATCGACGTCGACAAAATGACCTTCGGCCTTTGGCGCGACCACAATCGCGTAGCGCTTGTCGTCCATGTCGAAGCCGGCGAAGAAGCCGCCGGAGAAGGGCGCGCCGATTTCGGGAACGGGCAGGGCGTCGGGAAGGATGCGGAGTTTCGGCGGCAATGGTGCCTGTAGCTTCTTGGCCAGGACAATCATGTCGGGCAAAAGCGCCTGCAGCTCTTCCGCCTGGGGGATTGTCAACGAGATTGCCGCGGCATCATCGCGGAAATAATGAAGCCTCAAGTCGCTGTCGACGGCGAAGCGGGTCATGGTCGTGTGGCAAATCGTCATTGGGCCCTCTCTGCTGTCGGGCCGCTCCAGGTGCGCGATTGCGCTTAGATCCTGTGTGACTGAAGCGACCCGATCCAAATTTCATTTCCCAAAAAAGAGCCGGCTCGAAGGGGGGTTCGAGCCGGCCACGCTCTCAGGGAGGTAGCCGTGGGCTACAGATGCAAATATGCAGCACCTTTAAATCTAGTGTCAATGCAAATTTGCATCGTTAAAAGTCGGCGTGTGTCCTTATTGGCTTAGCGAGCCTCTATGGTTTATCCTTATTTGCTCAAAAGCCTGAGGATTACCCTGTGTTTGACCCACTTCATATCTGGGCTGTATACCGAGCATTGGACTGTCGGCCGGGTTCTCGAGCCATTGGTCACCATTGGTCGGCCGAGGAAAGAATTAACTCCTGGCGGAAATCAAAAATGTCCGATGATGAGCTGGGCAATGCAATTGTTGATGCGCTGCTGGAGAATCATTCCAGACACCAGGAAGGTGAGCCATTTGTAAAGATCAGTCCTACCCTTCCTACTGGGGAAAAAAAGAAAGCAGTATTGTGGGTCGATTGGGAAATTGAGGAACCGGAAATCTCCAGGCCGAAGAAGCCGGATATCAGTCATAAAAATCTAGTCGGTATCGTTCGGCTACTAATAAATTCAGCGCGCTCACCAGACGTACCGTTGAAAGAACGCTTATTAATTTAGATCCAGCCAACCATTTCCAGAAAAGTATTTTCATCGATAATTCTAGGGCGTCCAGTGGCATCACTGAGGCGAATAGCTTTTGCCATTTTAATACCTCCAGGAGCATCGCCCACAACGAGATAGTCGGTATCACGTCGGACACCCGAATGTTGATAGATTCCGCCAAGAAATTTTACTAATTCTCCGGCCGAGTCTCTATTAAAGTTGGTAAGGGCTCCAGTAAAAACAAAGCGTTTTCCAGCCACGGGTCCATTTTCAACCTGTTTTACCATTGTGCGAATTTGCTGATGGCGCCAAGGAAGCGTTCGACAAGGCAAATAACTGTCTGGTTTGATAAACCCGTTTTCCAGATTAATTGAGCCGGCCAAACGAGTCAGGCACTGGCACTTTTTCTCTTTGGATGCGCGAAGGGCAATTTGGGCGCAGGCGAATGCGTCACTTCCAGCGTCATGGTGATTGAGATCAATGCCGAGGTGGTTACAAACCGTCGGCAGGCGATGATCTGCAAGATCCGGCCAAATTGCTTTTGCCACCTTAACGGTACATAGATATGTCGCGGTCGGCCACGGCATGTTGTAGAGGTCAAAGGTCGCCCGCAAAACGCTCATATCAAAAGATGCGTTATGTGCTAGGAAAAAAACCTCATCGACTTTTTTAAACAGTTTTTCCCAAATTTCCGGAAATTCCGGCTCCTTACGGACCATATCGGGAGATATTCCGTGAATTGCAAAATTGAGCGGCGAAAATCTCATCTCCTTAGGTCGGATTAGCCGGCTTTCTGTTCTGATCGAGTTCCCCACTATCCATGAGATGCCGATTGCACAGGGGCTGCATCTTTTTTCATTTGCCGTCTCAAAATCAATAGCGACGAACTGCATTTTGCCCCCTGTCATGCTTGCTCTGGTCTGAAAAAGTAAATACTTTCAAACGGCATGGCTCGTGCTGTGCACCCCTGGGCTTGATCACCCGGAGTTAAGCGGACCCAACCCGAAAGTTGGGACCCCTATGTCTGGGGTCCGACAGCGTATGTCCAATGGCCGCAAGGCCTAAAGGCTATCGGGCTGGCCTTAACTCCAGTGATCAAACCCCAGACGCCAGGTGGCTGGCGACTAAGGATATTTTTCCCAGGGGGTAAGTTGTGCCTAATGAAACAAATCAAATTGCAAAACTTGTAACAAACTTCTTTGCTCTTAATGTGTACGAGCGAAGTTTTGTTATAGAGTTTGTCCAAAACCTGTCTATGCGCTCTCTTTGTCCTCACAAGGGGCCACCCTCGTCATCCCAGACATTGGACCGAGAATCCCGTGCCAAATCGTCTCGCGTTGCGCTTCGTTTAATTTCCGGTAAGCCATAGCGGCTCTCTGTTCATCTTCGGAGAGGCTAAGCCATACAGCCTCTCCGAAGATTTTTGGAGGTAAAACTTTTACGTTTGATGGTACGGCACCGAATAGCTTGGCAACGGTATCGACCCCTGGCACCGGTGCCGTTTCCCATTTCTCACTGGTCATCCTTGTGATGTTGGTTGATGTCGTCCCTGCGATTTTCGCCCAGGTCGCAGCAGACCATTTTGTCTCGTCCAACACGGCACGGTAATAGGCCCGCAAAGCCACTCTCTGTTCTGCCTTCTTATCCATCCATGCATTTTTGCATTTAGAAACCAAAAAGCCACGATGCAAGTTTGCATTTGACCTTTCTGGGTGTGCGATGCATATTTGCATCATGATTACCACCTATCTTGATCAATTAGAGAAGCTTGCCGCGGAGCTCGGTGTCGACCTTTCTGAGGCGTGTAAGGCTGAGGGGATTGCGCAGACGACTCTATGGCGGTGGCGTACTGGGGCTGGGAATCCGAGGGAGGCAACCGCGGAAGCGGTCGCGAATCGGATCAGGGTAATTGCGGAGCGCCAAAAAAACATCTCGCATTCCAATGATGCTGAGGAGGCGGCGGAATGAACTCCTCCTGCATCGATCGCGATGAATTTCGATCTGCTGCCAACTTCGCCAAGCATTTGCCGGTTTGCCCGGAAAAGGTGGTGTGACATGGAAAAGCCATATCGCAGCGTTTTCCCCATGTGGTTCCGCGTCGCCATTGGGCAGTGGCTGTATCGCAATTTCGTTCATCCCGGAAAATTCGGGGATGGGTATGTCCTTACGAAGGAACAGCAGTGCCCTGACGATACCAAGATCCTGGAATACTGCGGCGCACTGGGCCGCGCTAATCGCCAATCGGATAAAGCTTGATGGCTTGCTGGCAAATCCGATCGATGGCCGTCTTCGCACCTGCATTGGTGGGATATGGGAGGTTCCGTGCGGCCGAGAGGTCTTTCAACTTCTCTGGAAGAGTTTCTCCGTTCCAGCTGCTTGCCCACCTGGTTGTAGCGAAATTTGCCAAGCTGGCGGCGGCAACGAATTCCAGCGCTGCCAGTCGATCCTCTATCTCCTGCGTGTTCATGAATATCCCCTCTGCTGGTGTTCCTGACAGTTCCCAGCATAGCGCGAACGGTGAGGCGAGTCCTTCGCTTCATCGTTCGCGGTCGCCCGCATCTGGGGCGCCAGATAAGTCCAAAGGTGAGCATGCGGCGGAGGTTTTAGTTTCCATGCCTGCAAGCATGAACCGTTTCAGCACAACTAAGAATTACAATGGATCTGGGGTTTTGGAATGAAGCCTCGCCGTCCAACCACTTTTGAGGCCGCCATCACCAAGATTATGGGCGACCTGGGAGATGACGCCTGTGGATCGGCCATCGGCAAATCGGCTGCACTGATCCGGAAATTTGCTGATCCCGACTGCGACAGCTTGCCAAATTTAGCGCAGGCATTCTCCCTTGATGCGGCCTATGTGCGTGCCGGCCTGGGCGATGCTCCCATCGGGGCCGTCTATCGCGAGCTGATTTCTCAGATTACCGTGCCGCCGCTTCCGACGATCGATCCCGCTGAGCGCCTGATGACGGTGATGTCCGAGGTCGGACAGGTCGCGAACGCCATTCGCGCGTCGATTCATCCGGAGAGCCCGGGTGGTGAAGCCCGGACCTCCGGAGAATGCCGCGACATCATCGCTGAGGCAGTCGAGGCCGTTGACGCGCTGCAGGCCCTGATCCGCGACCTTGATGCCGAAAGGTCGTCGGCCCGATCCCGACCGGTTTCGCTGATGGATCGGTCCCGGCACCGATCCACTGTGCCTGGGTAGGCGCCGCAATTTCTGGGGTTTGCGGCGGGTTACGGAAGATGAAGTGGGGGAGGGATCGTTGGCAACTCAGATACGTGATTTTGGACCACGGCCGGAGTTGGCCTGGTTGCCGGTCGCGATGCTTAGCGTTGACGAGGCTTATCAGCGCACCCTCAACAGCAATGCCAGCAAAAAATCCATCGCCCGGATAGTTGAGGCGTTTCGCTGGCCCTGTTTTGGGGCGCTGCTGGTGACCCAGGTGGGCGCTGGCTGGAAGATTATTGACGGGCAGCACAGAGCGGAAGCGGCGAAGCGCCTGCAGATTGCAACGGTGCCCTGCATCGTCGTTCCGGAGGCGACCGCGGCGGAACAGGCGGCGACCTTTATCGAGATCAATCAGAATCGGGTCGGCGTCAATCCCTATGCCATGTTCCATGCAAGAGTGGCCGCCGGTGAAGACCTGGCGCTTCGCATGGTCGAATTGTTGAAGGCTGCCAAGCTTTCGATCCCTCGGTTCACGCCGAACAAAAAATGGATGAAGCCTGGCGAAACGCAGGCTTTGAAGGTGCTGGAAATAGCCCTCCAGTCCGAGACAAGCCGGGCGGCGGTGATCGCGGTCGGCCACGCCTTCGAAGGAAAGATCGGCGCTGTGACGACGGTGATTCTGCGTGCCGCCATGATCGCGGCCGAGCGTCAGCCGGCGGCCATACCGGTCATTCAGCAATGGTTGGCAAAGCACGATCCCGAACAATTGCGGACGCGCTACGTCGGCGTCGCAGGCATTGAAGAATTGGCCCAAACGATGCTGAAAGGCGCGCCGGCGGCCACTCACTACAATCCTTTTGGGGCGACATCGCGCGACCGGCTGATGGCGGGGCGGTGATATGCCATTGGCTTCTCGCCCCTGCTGGCATTCCGGATGTCGTGCCGAACCTTGTTTTGGCCGTCGGGTGCGGATCCGGCGCGGCCAGATCGGCGAATGGTCTTGTCTGGCCCATCTTTGGCCTGGGTTCTTGCCCGGGACGCAGGCGGCGCCAGAACCTGTCCGTAGTCCCATCCAGCCAGAAAAACCAGCGTCTTTTGTGTCTCCACCACAGGGGAGGTTATTTTGATCACACCGAATAAGCGCTGCCTCGAGCAGCTGGTGACCGATGCGCGCGCCGGCGTGTCTTCGATCATGAGGTATCTGCCGGCGCGTTGGGCGGGCGCCGAGTCTTATCGGCTGGCCATTCTCACCGGCCAATCGCCGCAATGTCCTTTTTTGACCGATGAGGTCGACCTGGTCGACGCTTGGCGCGAAGGCCTGGCGAGCCAGAAATATCTCGCATGTTTTGGGCGTAGTGGCCGTATGCCGCCGCTGCGGGGGTCTCATGCTTTTTACTCGGCGCCGGTGGATTGATATGAAGCTCGTCGATTCTTTGCCTCGAATCCTGTCCCGCCAGCCGTCGCGTCGGCGGAGCCGGATTTTCAAACTGGCATCCTCGGTGCTGCTGTTTTGCGGGGCCATTGCTTTTCAGGTCTCAGGAATTCCCCTCATTGCCGGTCGCGGCTTGATGTGGGTCGCCGGCCGCTGCCGCGGCATCGCCTATGAGCTGGATCGTCACGAATGAACGGCCGTCAGCGTCTTCCGGATCGGCGTCAGAACACGAGCCGTGACTTTGAATGGAAAAACACCAGCTGGACGGTGACGGTCGGCTGGGACGGGCAGTCCCAGGTGAAGGAAATCTTTCTTACCGGCGCCAAGTCGGGAACAGACCTTGAGGTGGGCGCTGAAGACGCCTGCCTGCTGGTGTCGAGGCTGCTTCAACGCGGCGACAATGTTTCGGATATGGCCAATACGCTATTGCGATTGCGGCCAATGCCGATTGATGACTGCGACACCGGAGCGGTCGTTCCATCGCTGATCGCCACGGCGATCGCCATGGCCGCCGATATCGAAGCGGAGGATGGCCCCGGCTTGGTGGATGTTGGTGGGCGGTCGATTGCCGAGGTGTCGAATGTCCGGTAGGCATCCCGATAAAGC